GATTCTATCGGATATGGATATGCAGTCAAACAGGGTTCTATTGCAATGAAAAAGGTCGAACAGACTGATATGACTCTTGCAATTCCTAGAATTAACTGGACACCAAATACAGTTTATACGATGTATGAACATGACTTGGCAGAAGAGATTATCCCAAATTCTTATGTGATAACGGAAGGTTCGAATCAATACAATGTGTATAAATGCATAAACAATCAAAAATTTGTGGATGACAGTGCAACATCTATCGCAGTTCAATCGACTGTGAAACCTACATCCACTTCTGTATCAGAAATAGAAACTACAGCTGATGGTTATAGGTGGAAATATATGTATTCTATTTCTCTTGCAGATTCCTTGAAGTTTTTGACAAAGGATTATATTCCTGTAACCACTGTTGAATACAATCCATCAGATTCTTCTTCTGCTGAAGGTGTTCAATGGCAAATTCAACAAGCTGCTCTGACAGCGCCTGGCCATATAGATCATGTAAAAATAATGCCTAATGAGGTCAATGGATCAATAACAGGAGGAGTAGGTTATCATGACAATATTTCTCGCAATGACATGCTCCTTGATGGGACAAGTACTGTCACAATCACTGGTGTAGAATCTGGCATGTTGAGTGGTAAGTATAACGGATATTATGTTGTAGATGTACAAAATCAAAATCAACAAAAAATTACAGATTGGGTAGTTACTGGAACAACTGTTGTTGTTACTCTCGATGGTGCTCTTCCTGCACAGGCCTCAACTACTATAATCGTGGCGCCAGGAATTACCACTACGGGTAATGGTTCGGGTTTCGATGCATATGGTATTGTTTCTTCTGGTAAAATTTCTAATATAAACATTACTAATAAAGGAACAAATTATACTACGATTACTTCAGCAGTTATAGATACCGATCACTTGCCGGCTCTTAGTTCTGGTGCAGATAATGTGAACGCATGTAAGGTAAAGCCGATCATTAGTCCCGATAAAGGCCATGGATCCGATGCTATAGAAGAACTTGGTGGATATTATATTATGATAGCTATGCGACTTGAATATGATGAACAACATACCAGACCTAATGATGCGGGCACTGATACAACTAAAGTAATGTTTCCAGTTTCGGACACATCTTCTGTGTTTAGACAAATCGCAATTGTTGCAGATCCCCTCGAAAAAACATCTCTTATTCCTGCAACAAATGTATCATATCGTGGTCCATCTTATACAACGCCATCGTCCGATGCTTGGGGTACTGCCGGAGAAACTACTTTTGATGTAGAATCTGGTTCTGGTAAGGTTTTGTATACTGAAAACAGACAACCCGTATCTCGCGCTATAGATCAAATCGAAGATATTAAGGTTGTCTTTGAATTTTAATTCGTTTAACTACCCAATGAGAGAAGAAACATATGACTTTAAATCTTAATGTCACCCCCTATTTTGACGATTATGACATAAACAAGGGATATCTAAAAATACTATTCAAGCCTGGAAATTCCATTCAGGCAAGAGAATTGACTCAAATGCAGAGTTTGTTGCAACAACAGATTACTAATTTGTCAGATCATTTCTTTAAAGAAGGGGCGATGGTAATACCTGGCCAATCAGCGATTGATTTAAATGCTCAGTATGTAAAAGTTATGCTTCCAACTACTCTACCATCTGCAAATGATTTTGTAGGAAAGATAGTTCAAGGTAACAAAACTGGTTTGAAGGCATTAGTTGTTAAACATGTAGATATTTTTGATGGAAATAGTGACGGAGATTTTACAGATTATGCAGCAGATGGTGATGAACCAACTACACTATATTTGAAATATCTTGATGGAGCCCCTGCTCCGAATACACAAGTTAATGTGGGAAGCGGATTGGTTTCTATTCAAAATTCGGTGCCGGGCACCACGACATTTACTGTCAATGGAGAGACCGTAACTATTGCTGAAGGGGCTACTTCTACATTTGTTGAAGGCGAAACTCTTGTAACAACTGGAACAGATGGTTCTACTTTAACTTGCGAAGTCATGTCAAATTCTGTTGTCTCTAGACCCATTGGTCAAGGTACGATTGCCTTTATTGAGGAGGGCGTTTATTATATCAGCGGACAATTGGTAAAAGTCCAAGCACAAAGTATTGTATTGAGTAAATACACTTCGGAACCAACTGCAAAAATTGGTCTGGATATTTCACAATCTGTTATTACTTCTAATGATGATAGTTCTTTGCTTGATACATCTTTGGGTAGTGTAAATTATAATGCGCCTGGAGCTGATAGACTGAAAGTTGTATTGACTTTAGTAAAAAAGGATATTGATGTAGTAGATACATCCGATTTTGTTGAGTTGATAACTGTTAAAAATGGTAATATTGCTAAAGAAGCGGCGAGAGATGATTATGAAATTCTTATGAAAACTTTGGCCAGAAGAACTTATGATGAATCCGGCGATTATACTGTACGACCTTTCAAATTAGATATTAGAGAATATTATAAAGAGAATTTTAATGATGGCGTTTTTGATATGTCGGACTTTGTATTTGATACTGATGTTGAGGCTAGATTCTGGGCAGAAACTAAAATGCCAGAAGAATATGGAATGACTATCGATGGAGTCGGTCAATCGCATCAGATTACACAGCAAGATATTAATAATTATCCCGATCAGGTGCTAGATACAACTCAGACAAAATACTATCCTGGCGTTACGCATCAGAATTTGATTAATGCAGTTAGAAATAAAATTGCAATTGGTATCGAATCTGGTAAGGCATATATAAAAGGATATGAAGTAGAACCCAAGGCCTTAAGCAAAGAGGGTAAATATCTTATATACGATAAAGCAAGAGAAATTTATAAAGAAAACAATGAGTTTATTCCAGTAGATTTGGGCCCATATATCTTTGTGTCTGATATGAAGGGATTGCCAAAAATAAATAGTGCGGTCAATTTGGTAAATTGTCACATAGGTAAATCTGCGTCCGAAAAATGGGTTAGCGTGCCGGCAGATTCTAATACAACCTCTCTCAATATAGCGGGAATGACAGTCGATGGTGTTGCCGGAGAAATCCCACCAGTTATGTTTGATGGTGGGGCGGAGACATTGACATCAAACGTATATGGTATTGATATTGTCGGTACTGCAAAGGTTAAAGCAATTTCTTATTACGAAGATTCTAGTAGTGGTGCCAGATCATATAATCACACAACGGGGGATTTTAGACCTCCTGTTACCACACAAGAAACGGCGATCTATAAATTATATCTATATGACATAAATTTTGAAACTAACCCCAGAACTAACGCAGAATATAATATATTAGATGCTAGGTCTGTTACATCTCAAGAGACACATGGCGCAACAAAAGTATATGACTTTGGTTCAAATATTTTAACAAAGATGTCTATGATGCAACAAGAAGGAAATTTTTCCAGAAAATCTTTGATTTACCAAAAAAATAATGATGCTATTCGTGGCATTGTTTATGATTACAACTCTTTTACTGGTTCTTTATTGGTAAAAGAATTAAATTCTGGAAATGCGGGTGGATCAAATGGTTCGGTCGGAGACACTAATATTTTACCGAGAAATCGTTTTGCTCTTAATGAGGTAATTTTTGAGGCAATCGGAGTTAGTTCTGGTGGCAATTTCGCTAATACTGGAAATTCGACAGACGGAACTATTTCCAATACTACAACTACAGCTAGACTCTTTAGTAAATCGGTTATATCAAATTCCCTTGGCGGAAGTATAATTGAAACTGGAAATAATTGGCTCAAGACAATACGAAGTATAGATGACATTAGTGGTACTTCTACTGTTGATACACAATATTCTGTAATGAAAGAATTTGTGACTTCATCCAGTAATTTAGGATCGGTAACTCTTACTCTAGCTGCCGCCGACGAATATTTTGAACAAACTACAACATTATATAATGTATGGACGCCTCCAAATGGAACTAGTTTATTCGCAGGCGAAGTAGGAACTCAAAGCAACTTTTCATTCTCATCCGATCTAAAATCGGTTACTTTTATAACTACATTATCTAGTATGTCGAACTTAAATGTACTGGTTCCTGTGAGAAAAACACAATCGAAAGAAAAAATAAAGACTGAAAACACACAAATATATATGCCATATACATTGACAAGTTTGACCGGCGGTACTATATCTGGACAAAATTGGGATTCGAACACAACGAACAATGATACAAATAACACTAATACATATGATATTGATATTGCTTCTCAAAGATCTTCTTCATCTGGACAACTTTTATCTACTCTCACTGGATTGGGTGTAAGTACAGATTTATCATTATCTATAAACGAATTTCAATTACATCATTCTGATGTCGTCAACCTTAAAAAACTATATGATACGTGTAATGTAAATAATTATGCGTATAGAGTTGCTATAGATTCGTCTGATAAGAAAAACATTCACCAGATGTCAGAGGAAGATTTTGAATTTGCATTGAAAGCTTATAATTTTTATGAACAAACTGGTTCAAGCCCTTTCAATGTAACTTTGACAGCTGTCGGTGGGTTGACTTATGATGACGTGAAAAATTCCCTTACAATTTCTGGTATAGAAAATCCATTTTCTGATGAAATATTAAATCTATTTGTTTCTGGTGTAACTGCAATTCCAAATCCATCTGATGTACCTGTTAAAATTAATGATATTACAGATCGATATATTTTAGATGATGGATCAAAATTTAATGTTTTAGGCCTTGGTAAAGTAAAAATTAAAGGCGCGGGAGAATCTTGTAAAGGTAGACCTATTATAGTGTATTCGTATTGGTCACATGGTGTAGGAGACTATGCTTCGGTAGATTCTTATCCAGATTATGAACTTATTGGAAATTTTGATAATATCAGATTGTCCGATGTTTTTGATTTCAGGCCTGCACTAGAATGGTCTCAACTCGATGGGACGGGTGGATTAGTTGGCGGTGGGTGGCCAAATGTACTAGGTGTCGTAAATAGTCCATCTGGAGATTATCCCAGAACGGGTAGTGCTATCAGCGCCGATTTGCGGGGATATTTGGGTCGCAAAGATAAACTTTATGCAACAGAAAAAGGTAAATTTTTAATAAAATATGGCAGTTCTTCTATATCTCCTCAAATGCCCGATGATCCTGTAAATGGAATGGTTTTATATGAATTAACGACATTACCATATACTGAGGGTCCAGAATCTATATCAATTTCGATGATGGATAATAGAAGATATACCATGAAGGATATTGGAAAATTGGAAAAAAGAATTTCCAATTTGGAATATTATACATCTCTCAATCTTTTAGAAAAAGATACGATGGATATGAAAGTTACAGATGCCGATGGAAATGATAGATTTAAAAATGGGTTCATTGTAGATCAGTTTCAAAATCATAGTGTTGGTGCAACAGCAGATCCAGATTATAGAGTTGCTATTGACAGCAATAGGGGAGAACTGAGACCATTCCATACATCAAAAAATGTTAATCTTGTTATCAACACATTAGAATCTAGTGGGTATGCTCTTAAAGAACAGAAAATTTACTTGCCATATACTAGTGAACAGGTTATGGCACAAGAAAAATCATCTAAAACTATCAACGTAAATCCATTTGCTATTTTCTCATTTAGAGGAAGTTTGCAACTTTTCCCTTCGACTGATGATTGGAAAGAAACCAATCAGGCTCCAGATATTGTAACAGATAAAAGAGATGAATATGAGGTATTTGAACATTTACTTCCTGCCGATGGAGTCATGGGTACGGAATGGGGCGAATGGGAAAATAACTGGACCGGTGTAGTGGAAGGTAGAACTACTGTTACAAAAAACTCATGGGCCCAAAATAAAGCTTTTAAAATCTCGCGGGGATTGACCAACTTTGGCGTGCCTAGAACTTCGACAAGAACAACACAACAAAAAAGAGTGGGCACAAAAACTCGCACAGGACAACAGACAACCGTGGCGCCTTTAGATAAAAGAGAAAGTTACGGGACCAAAACTCTGAAAACTGAAGTGATTCCTTATATTCGTTCAAGAAATGTTTATTTCTCTGCTGAAAAAATGAAACCAAATACCAAATTGTATGCATTTTTTGATGGTGTAGCAGTTTCAGAGTTTTGTGAAAGCACCAGAAAATTCACATTTACGGATACAAATGAGGTTATTGCCGAGTGGTTTAAAAACAATAGAGATGTGATAGTAGACAATAGAGGAAATGTTGGTTTGGTAGGAGATACCAGCGAACATAAAGTCAATGTATATGATGTTGATTGGATCGATTCAACCACTATTACACTACATGTGGGACCGGATAATGTATTTGCACAATTTGGTAGTCGCGATGGTTCATATACTACTGGCGAACAAATGACTGTTAGGTGGCCGGATCCAGATAGTCCAACTGGTCTTTCTGAAAAACGTGTAGGAACATTGCCTGCCGGGGATAATGTAATAGCGGCAAATTCAGATCTCAAAACGGATGAAGCTGGATTTATTTCTGGAATATTTTCATTACCCAATAGTGCAAATATAAGATTTAAAACTGGCGAAAGAATTTTTAGAATGTCAGACCAAGTAAACAATGCATCTGATGCAGGCACAGAAGGGCAAACAACATATGCTGCAACTGGTATTATAGAAACTGTTGCTGATCAAATTGTCTTGACAAGAGTTCCGGAATTTACAGTCACCGATGTTAGTGACGAAGAACCTATTAGTCAACGGCTTCCGCCGATAAATCAAGTTTTTCAGAGTGGTGGCTGGTATGATCCACTTGCACAGACAATTATGGTTGATATGGATGGTGGTATGTTTATTAGTGCTGTAGACCTATTCTTTTCCACTAAAGACGATTTTAAACCCGTTACATGTCAAATTAGACACACTGTAAACGGATATCCTGGCCCTAAGATTTTGGGCGAAAAAGTCTTATATCCAAAAGATGTAAATATTTCTGAATTAGGTACAACACCGACTCAGTTTGTATTCCCTTCTCCAATTTATGTACAAGATCAAACGGAATATTGTATTGTTATCTTAGCAGACACTCAGGGTTATAGATGTCATATTTCTAGGATGGGACAAGAAGCCGTCGATGGTAGTGGAACAATTTCTGCTCAACCACATGCGGGTGTGTTCTTTAAATCTCAAAATGCGTCTACTTGGACAGCTGATCAAATGGAAGATTTGAAATTTAGAGTACATAGAGCAGTATTTGATACATCTGCTCGCGGCGAGGTAATACTAGAAAACACAGAATATGATGATAATAATAACGATCTATGGTCAAAAGAATTTGGTCCACAGAGTATGAAAATAACTGAAAATTCATCAAAAATTACATTTAATATTAATGACACTTCAGGATTTGTTTCGACAGACCGGTGGTCCGGACAAGGATATAACTATGTTACTTTATCAGATTTTCATGGAACATATGATGTATTTCCATCAGAATCTTTTAACGGCGACCACTTAGTTACCGAAACGACTTATAATACATTCACTATTGATATGAGAAATAGTTTTTATAAACAGGGATCGTCTTCTCAAAGTATTGCATATTCTGCAGCTGAATTGCCAACAGTAACTAATACATACACTCCAAAAAGTAATACCGGATTTTTACCTAGATTTAAAAGTAATTTTAAATATGTGGAAGCAAAAAAAGGTTCCGTAATAATTTTCTTGGGACAAACTTGGCATCAAATTGGAAAAAATAGTAATTCAATGTCAAGGTGGGGGTGTTTATGTCACTACA